CAATTAACCTCATAGATTGTTGCATTCTTAATAGCTGATTGTGTGGTAGCGCCTAAATTGTCAAAACCTAGTACCGTTATCTTATTGCCGCAAATATAATCAATGGTAGTTTCTGCGATCGGCAATATTTGGTCGAACTCCGTTTCATCAGGCGTATCAAATACGTTGCTATATTCTGCATATGTTATAAACATCCAAATCCCCTTTACTCATAAACTACAGTTACGCCTGCGTTTTTTACTCCATCATCTTGGGCATTTTTACCACTAGAGAGTTGAGCGCTATATAACACGCCCAAACTCTTTGATACGATCGATCCCCCACCTTCGAGGAATCGCTCGGTTACAAAATCTCCAATAGTTATGCCATCATATTTGTCTACAATAATGCTGCTGTTGTGAAGTTAACTGTATCTTTAACAATCGCTGCAACTGGTGCACGTTCTTCGGTAGAAACCGCAAATCCTGCATCCATAGCAACATAAACTTCTAACTCATTAGCAAAATCACTCTCGCCACTTCTATCAATAGTCATTACTGCACCGCTATAAGTAACCGTTGATGCACCAAATGCGAAAGTAGACAATACTGTATCATCTGAATCTTTTTTGATGTATAAGTTACCTGCATCGCCTGCCTCAACCGCTTCATCAAATGTCAATGTAATACTAGCTAAATCAACTAGAACGCCTGTTGCTGCGTTAACTGGTGTTGAGCTAACTAATGCAATACCTAGATACTTAATTCTTGCTGCTGTTGAAACTGTCAAGATGTCACGATATACCATTCTACCTTGTAGTGCTGATGCACCAATGTGAACTCCGTCTTTAATATCTTGAACTGATGGTGTTACTGCCCATTCATCAATTGATTGTGCCCAAGGTGTTCCGAATACTACAAATTCAACATCGCCAGGTAGTAAAGTAGACATATGAACGTCTGCCCCTGCAATCTTACCAATAACGCCTGATCTGATAAGTTCCGCACCTAAGTTTCCTGCTGTGTCTGCGAATCTTGAATCCTCTAGCAATACGCCCCATGTATCAGCAGAAATAATAACTTTAACCTCTGCGATTTGGATGCCTAGTTTTACAAGTTCTTTTACACTGTCTTTGATTGATGTATAAGCTGTTGAACTAGTAACTGCAATCAATGACGTTTCTGGTGTACCTTCCATGAGTGCATCAATAGCTGATTGCTCATATTCCAAACTTACAGAGTACCCTGCTGAATCCATACGTTGAGCAACTAAATTGTCAGGAACTGCTGCTGCTTCATAACCGTCAATAAGCTCGTTAACTGCTTTTTCTTCACTAATCAATACATCAAGATATTCTGTTGCTGATGTTGAAAGTGCAACGCCTGTTGAGATATTGTAATCTTGTACTAATACTTCACCGTTTCTAACTGGAATCTTAACCGATCCTGCTTTTGGTGATCCTTCGTAATCTCTACTAAATAGATTCCTAATTAGTGTCTTAGCTCTATATAGTTTTACAATCATATCCGCATAACGTTCTCTTAGTTCATGTGTTCCGCCTGTACCTTTTGGGTTTGCCATTTTTTAAATCTCCTCTTAATCTTTAAATACATCGGGATGTTTTTCTTTCAGTATCTTTTCAACTGCCGTTAATCCCTTTGTTGTTGCTTTCATCTTTTGCCCTGTTTTGGGCTTAGATTCTTCATCGTCTTTTGGTTTGATAAAATCTTCCACATCGTAATCGTCTAGCAAATCGCTGAATGTTTCGCCATCTTCCATGTCGCCCATGATGTCCTTTGCGATCATCTTAGCCATACGCTTTGAAATGCCTAACGCTTCCACTTTTGAAATGTTACCGCTTAGAACTTCTTTAGCCTTGTAAGACTTATTTTCATTCTCTAATTCTTCGATTCTTTGTGTAATGTCAGTATCAACTTCTTTTTTCTCTTGTGTGCTTAGTGTTTTATACTCATCTGAACCTTTAAACTCTTTAATCGCTGATCGTTTAGCTTTTGCCTTAACTTTGCCTACCAGTTTATCAATTTCATCCTGTGTATAAGTCACTGCCTCATTTTCAAGTTGAGTATCTTCCGCATCTGCGTCTTGTTCGTTATTAACGTTAATATCGTCTTTTGCCATTTTTATTATCTCCGTTTAAAGCCTGTCGGCTGTATATTCCGTTTATAGCTCGTCAGCTTATTTATTCATGGATTGTATATCTTTTTTAGTCCATGTAAATTTCTTCTCATTTGGCTTTTTTGCGCCTTTCCCTTTTTGTAATTGTTCAAATATTATCTTTTCGGCTTTTGTCATTGCTTTATTACCGCCTTTACAATAGTGTGTTTTTTATCGCCACCGTATATAATTTCTTTAATTTCCAATTCTACACCTCTTGGCATTAAGAACTCAGATTCTCTCTTCATCCTAGAAATAGGATTTATATATAACCCTTTCGTGCCTGCTGGTACGTCTATTTCAACAACTACATTCTTACCCCTGAAAGATTTACCATAACTTTGCTTTGTACTTGTTGACATATAACCGTTATCTTTGAGCGTGTTGCCTTTTAATAACCCTTTGAACGTGTCGTCATCAACACCAATAGCTCTATACACCTTGATATTTTCTTTCAATGTGGTGTTTTCTAAGGCTGTGTCAAGGTGTTTCATCATGTGTTTCGCTTTATCGTCTAAATCATCAAGTACGCCACTTCTAAGGTTTGTATTTGTTCTATATCCAATACCTGTGTAATGATCAACTGCTTTTGCTTCGTCTAGCGATAATCTGTCAAGTAAGTTCTCTTTTGTAAAACCATTCTTTGCTTCAAATTCTTTCAATTCCGTTATCTTTTTATATTGCTTATCTTTTGCTACGCTCGCAATCTTAGGCTTTTCTACAATCTTTGGTTTTTCTATCGCTTTAGGCTTTTTAGGAGTCGATTTCGCTTTTACTTCTTTCGGTTTCGCAACAACTGGTTTACTTTCAGCTTTTTTGAATTTAGGCTTTTCAAGTGTTTTAGGCTTTTTAACTGTTTTAGGCTTAACAACCTTGCCTGTTGTATTGCTCGCTGTGGTAACTTGTCCGCTTAACTTTCTGTCAAAGCCTACAACACTTGTTCGTGAAGTCTGCATTAATCCCTTATCTGCCTTATACTGCTTTAACGCTTTGTTTTGTGCCTTTAAAGACTTAGAATTACTTACAAACGATTCTTTATCACCTGTTTTGTTATCTCGTATAAGCTGTTCTTTTCGCTTACGTATGTTTCTTTCTTGGTATCTCATACCTTGTATATCTTTATATTGTTGCTCGTTTTCGTCTAAATCATAAGGTTCGTATCTTTGCTTTGATATTCCTACCACAAATGGATAAAAGCTATGTGCGCAATTCGCACCCTTTAAGCCTGAAACACTTCCATAGTCCGTTACACTGGCTAAGTTTTTATATCCTAGCGTTGAACCCTCTACCGAGTATATCGCACCTTGCCATTCTGCGTGGTCTGGTCTTGAGCCACTATGGCTGTCAACTTCAACATGATTATTGCCCCATTCTCTGTTACGTTCCATTTGCATCTCGCCTGCTAATTGGCTTGTGCTTGTAATAAGTTCACGCCTTACAGCATCTTGGACCCTTGCGGTTGTTACTCTGCCATTTTTACTGACATAAGTCTGGCCTGTGATTCCTTTATCCGCTAGTTCTTTTGTTGCTTTACGTGTTGCTGTTTGATAGCTTGTTCCGTTTTTCATGTCTATAAACGCTTTGTTAACTACATCAAGAAACTCTTTGTTTGCACTTTGTAATGCTGTAGTTCTTGTTAGATTAACCGTTCTTAGCATTTCAGTTTCTTTATTGTTATACATTCTGTTCAAACTTAGCGAATTACTCGGCTTTGTTGGTGTTGCTGTCAATAACCCTTGTTTAGCAGCCTTTATATAGTCCTTTTCGCCCTCGAATATCGTTCCCCATGTATTAGGCTTGATATAACCTTTAACCGCTGTATTGCTTGTTTTAGTAGGTCTAACGATGTTTGCGGATTTCGTTCTTAATTCGCTTGCTTTTGCATTTTTGCTTCTTTGCCACGCATCAGCATCGTCTACTATTTCATCATAAGGGAATTCTTTGTATATTTCTTCGAGTAAATCCGTTTCTATTTTCTCATAGCTGTATGTTGCATCATCTATTTTCGCCATGATTTACTCCATTATTAACATTTCCGTTTGTGGTTCGCTGTCTTGTATTTCGCTTATCGCTTCGGTTGCGTCTTCTTCGGTTTCGCCGTATATTTTCATACGATATTCAACTTTAGACATAACACCGATTCCGACCTCCGATTGTGCTGCGGTTCTTTGCTGTTCTTCATTTACAAATATTGAATTATCGAAATGAATCTTTATATCCTGTTTTAAATCGAAATTACCGCCCAAATACTGGTTTGCTAGTCCTAGAATCGACTTTGACAAATCTTGTAATGCTCTTTTTATTATAAGTTCATCTTTTTTAACTGTACGAACTGTTTTGTTGTTTATTGAATCGACTTCCGTTGCTGTTTTAATAACTCCGTTTGTGTGTGTGTAGAAGTCTGAACCTAATCCACATTGCATACCTAGCACGGATAAAAACTCTTGCAATCCTGCTTTGTGTTCTTCTACTCTCAATACAGGGTCAAACGTTTCAATCGGCTTGTTATTATCGCCCATGTCAACGTCATAAAATAATGATTTCTTTTTATTGAATAGCTTTTCAAACTTTTCACCAATCTTTTTAATCGAAGTCAAAGCGTTGTTTATAAATATTCTTTTACGCCCCGTTTCAAACTCGCTATTAAAGGTTTCAAAACATCTGTTAATTGCTTCTAGTGCATCCGTACTTTTCGAGAACCTTGACATACCTAGTCCACAATCCATATCAATCGGGTTAACTGTATTAGGTGTTATGATCTGATAAGTTGGATATAATACCTCGCTTATCGCCTCAGTACCGTCTGCATATTTTCCTTGTTCGTCGCATTGCTCAACGTCGACATTACCGTCTTCATTGACCTTTGCTCTTATGTTTTGTATATGTGTTTGTGTGAATACTGTCGCTTGGCATATTTCCTCATCGCCTACTTTGTCAATAGAAACCGTCGCAACTGCTTTAATCGTTCCATTCTCAACAACTAATGGAAGAACCATGTCACCACGTATATAATCAATAACGATCTTTTCACCGTCTATATACTCAACAAATGCGCCTGTTCCTAATCCGTTTGTTATATCTATTAACCAATTAGCACGAACATCAAAGTTATTCTTTTCAAGGATCGCCTCAATAAATAGTTTAGCATCTTCATCATCGCAAGAAATAGACCAATCTTCATTAAGCTCCATGTCTGCAATATCTTCACAAACCTTTTTAGCCATGTTTAGTGTTTTATCATCGCTGTCAGAGTTTGCGCTTGATTGGCTTATATCACCAATGTATTGAACTAGCCATTTATTAAGCATAATATTATAGACTTGCGTTATGCTTTTAATTGACGTTGCGTTCTCTTGGCTTATGTTACTTGCGAATGTATTGTGTATGTATTTATGAAACTTCGTTAGTTCTGCCATCTTACCGCCCTTAATATGTTCTTCTGGAACACTTCGGTTGAATACTCTTGGGCATCAATCGTGTCAATGTTGCTTGTTCCATCGTCTAATCGCTCCGTTTTTAAACTGTTTGATTGTTCTTTCCATACTGCATTTTGAAACGCATCTATTGTAGGTGTGCAACTCTTATGTATTTTGTAAGCACCATGCGACATCATAGCTAGATAAAATGCTATCCTGTCCACTATCTTGCCCTTTTTAGCGTTCTTAACTATCACGTTTATCTTATGCTGTATCAATGCTGTTTGGAGTCCGTTCTTTAGCGTTACCGCTTCACTATCAGCGTATACTGTAACAACTCTGTGTCCATCTTCTTGCAGTTCTTGCATGAACTTTATAAACGCCTCATCCATGTCTTTTGGTGTCTTTATGTCTGTACTCCAGTAATCCTTGATCGTTATAACTTGTGTAAAATCATCGTTAATCGCTGTTGCATTGAACGCATAACCCGATTTATTACCACCAAAGTCAACGCCCACAAAAACATTGTTTTGCTTTTCAACCCTATCAACTATGTAATTATCAGTATTATTAGCAAAGTCTGTGTATATAATCCCCTCTGCTGCTCTCCATAGTCCTAATATATATCTGTCATAATATACCGAACCCCTGTACTCTTTCTTCAAATTATCAATGAACTCTTTATCTAAATATGTATTATCGTCAATTACGAAATTCCATACTTTTTTATTTAATTCTTCTTGGTCGATAAATTCTTTCAACCAATGCTTCGGCGCATCAGGATTTGTTGTTCCGTCAAACTTAGAATGTTTACTGTCAAGCCTTGACTTTAACATATCAAATATGCTTTTATCCCATGTTGCAACCTCATCGCCATAAGCGTATATAAGACCTGCACCTTGAATCTTTGTTACTGATCGTTTATCGTTAGCACCAACACATCTGAACTCTCTGCCGAATATATTGCAAACTCTTAATCCTGACCCTGTACCGCTTACTTGTGTAACATATTTCTCGCCAAACCTTAACCGCATAGGTTGTAAAACGTTATAATCAAGCGTTGAAAGTGTTTTGCCTATTAGAATACAATTACCTTGTGGCTGTTCTAATACTCTTTTAACGATTAAGTCATAAGTTATGAATGTCTTACCGCTTCTTGTTGCGCCACTCAATAAATTCCATCTAGCGTTAGCGTTTAAAATAACGTCTGCTTGCTTTGGTGTATAATTACTCATTTATTCTCATTCAAACGTTCCGTAATCATCGTTGTCGGCTATTATTTTTTCTATAACCTCGGAAGCCTTTGTAAATCTAGCGGTATCATTATAATAAGTTGTTAATATCGCTCTTAGGTTTCCTTTCGCATGTTCCCACAGTATACTTCTTTGCATTTGCACTAAATCTTCATTACTCATGTTTTAACCCCATTTCTAATTACTCAATATTCTCTTTAACGCTATCGGCGATAAGTTTGTCCATAACCCCTAAGCAATCACCGTTATATAATTTATTCATCAATATCTTTCTCGGCTGATCCGTTCATTGCATTAACTAACTCTTGTAGCTTATCCGTTGTGTCTGTTTCTATATGTTGTTTATCCACTTGATTCAAGTGTTGTTTACCCATCCATATTAACATCGTAGGATTGCCACGTTTAGCGACATTCATCTGCTCTCTACGTAGTGACATTTTACCGTCTGAACTATATGTTTTATAGATATCGGAAAATCCCACGCCATAATTGTCCTTACACCAACGTGTTAAAGTCTTTTCGTCGCATCTAAATATAGCGCATATCTCGTCTTTAGTGCAGAATATACCGCATAAGTCCTCAAATTGCAATTTATCAAATTCTTTCTTGTTTGCCATTACATTTTCCCTTTTTGTGTCAAGCAGTTTGCCTTTACTCTGCTTATATCGAAGTTCCACTCATCTCTTAGCCATCTATAAAACTTATGCTTTGCACACCATCGTTTGTCACATACGTCACATATCATAAAATCATCTTTCATAATCCCTCTTTAATCTGTAAGCCTACAGCCTATCAACGTGGTTCAGTGTTACTTATAAGTCATAGGCTCACTCATCCGACATTGGCTGCAATTCTCTCAATATCAGTTTACCGGTTTATTATGTTACTCTAAATGGTTCGTAAGGGTTCGTTGTGTCACGTTGTGGATATAATGGATATGTTGGATAATAAACATTGTCCTGTCTATTTTCTTCTACCACTGTTTCTTTCACTATTTGCCCTTTTTCGTTATATTCTTTTGTTGTTGTAATAACTTTCATCAACTACACCCCGTTGTTTCGCCACATACTGAACATATATGGCAAGTTCCGTTTGGTATCATGTTTGTGTTTCCGCAATTACTGCATGCTATCATCTTATTCCTAACGCACAAAAAACACAGACTTGATCCATGTTGATTGTACAAATAAATTTAAGGAGGTCTTTTCCATTAATCACCTATTATACGCTTTAGTCCCCCGTAGCTATTTACTAGCGTATGCTACCCCACCGATTGAACGGTTCACCTTTTATGTTAACAACCCGTACTACAAGGTTACTATTTATCTGCCGAGAGCCAAAAACTAAACCATTGCTATAGTAGCCTAGAACCTATGCTCTCTCGAAAGTTTTTTCTAAATGCTGCAAGCAAGAGTCGAACTCGCACTACCGACTGATATTTTCATACCCTTCGGGATCCTATCCAGTTAGACGATTGCAACAAGGCTTTTTATATCGTTGTACTTTCGTATATGCTTTGTTTGCGATAAATAAGCTTTTTATTTTACATTTAAAGCCAATCCCATATCCCGCAAACTTAATGCAAAACTTTATTCTTTTTATCATTCGCACACCCATGTTACTCATACAATATTCTATTCAAGTTTAGAGGATTACGACTCATCCACGTATCAGCCCTATACATGGCAGGTATCCACCGAGTGCACTCAGCTTCGTTCTCATCGGGCATCCTTTGTTCACACCGTAATCTTTTAAGCTTGCTAGTCTTTCCTAGCAGTCAAATGATTCTAAAATAGTACGTCTGCTACTCATTCGATATGGTCGTAGACCGATAGCCACATACTTGCAAAGTCAACATTACTTTTCCTACTTGGTGGAATAGATGAGATTTGAACTCATGTTAGTGCCAATAATGGTTGGTAATCAGCACTCTTACCTAGCTATCCCATACTTCGCACTTTCAGCGTGTACCTACTCATGCGAATTGTTTCACACTTCAACGCTCGTCAGTTAGTTACTTCGTGTGGTCTTGTTTCTGTACACCTATTATACCATACTAATTATCTGTTTACAAGTTTTATTTTGTTTTCCATGCAAAAATTAGTACAGTTGTACAAATTATCAGCGTCATTATTACTCCATCACTCATTTCATTCTCCTTATCCCTATGTATATTCTGACTAATACCGCTATTGTCACGATCAGCCCAATTATCAATATTGCCATGTCTAAGCCTTTTCGCCCGTTAGCCTTGCCACAAACCTATCGTCTAACACTGGCTCGCTCATAC